ATCCGCATAAAAACAACGAATCAAGGCACGCTAGGCCTGGCCTCTGCGACGGTCCACTATGTGGGCATCGATGAGCCCTGTCCTCCAGCTGTCTTCTCGGAGCTATCCGCTAGAGTCCTACGGACCTCGGGGACTATTGGCATCACCCTCACCCCAGTGGGACGGCGGGATTTCTCCTGGCTTCGTGACCTGGTCGAGGATGGCACGATCACCGATCACCCGGCGCCGCTCACAGTGGAAAACTGTACACCCGAGGGAGGGCGGGCCCTGGTGAGCCAGCAGCAGATCGACGATATCAGCGGCCGCTATCTGGCTATTGACCGCGATGCCCGCCTCCTGGGCGCCTGGGAGTGTATCAATCCCGAGCGCTGCTTTGACAAGTTCGATGAGTCCCACATCTCAGCGGACCCACCACCGGGCGGCCGCAAGATAGAGATCTGTGTGGGCATGGACCACGGTGCAGACGCAGGGTCGCAGGTGGCTGTCTTGACTGCGATCGATCGCTATGGTGAGCACCCCGCGATCTGGGTGCTCGACGAGTACACCTCGGGCAGTGTCCCGCCTGCCGTTCATGCCGAGGGCATCCTAACTATGCTCCGTCGAAACGGCTTGACCTGGAAGGCTGTAGACCTCTGGGTAGGGGACCGGGGATATGGTGGCAAGCGCTGGGGAGGCGCGATGTCAAACTCGCGTTTAAGTAGGGCTTTCGAATCTGCAATGCAGATCGGCGGTGGCATGCTGCCCTTTAATATACGGACTGCATGGAAGCCCCGCGGCTCAGTGTATCAGGGGGTCTCGGTGATTCACGAGGCGATGGTCCGCGATAACTTCAGAGTCCACCCGCGCTGTGTCCAGCTAATCCGGTCATTAAAGCACCATCAGATGAAAGACGATCACACAAAACACTCGATCGACGCGACCAGGTACAGTCTCGAGCTCATCACCAAGGGGCAGCTCTATCAGCCCCAAAACCTCAAGATGTATTAGAACACTGATAACCAGGAGCCCCCATGGCGCTATCTCTGCTTGCTTCGACATACCCCACCCGCCCGGCAGCTCCGACCGCTGAGGACTCGTCCCGGTGGGACCATACGAGCTTGCGTCTTCGGATGCTGGCCGGCCGGTGGTCTGAGGACCTCGAGCGAGCTGTGGCCATGCACATCGATCCGAGTAGGCAGGAAGCTTGGGGCGTTCCTGACCTGAGCTCTAATGTGTTCCGATCGGTAACCAAGCAGCTGAGCTGCCTATATGACCGGCCGCCAGTCCTCGACCATCCAGACGGGGCAGAGCTCGCGGGCCCGCTGGTCGAGGCGGTGGGCGCGGCTGGGCTCTGGCCGCTGATGACCCGGATGGGTACGTGGGTCATCGGCTGCAGAGAATACGGAATGCGGGTCCATGCTACCGAGTCGGGCGAGCTGCTATACCGCCCGGTAAGCCCTGACCGCTTGATCCTCGGCGCTACATCTGAGCGCCCCGATGTGCCGGTCTACGTCAAGGAGCTCCGCCTACGGAAGCGGCCGAGCACGGGGGCCATGGAATGGACGTGGAATGTGCTGGACATCTCACAGCCTGCGTACCCCTACGAGCGGGTGCTGCTGGCCGATGCCCGAGGGGAAGAGGGCGAGGATGTGACCTTCGCCTACCTGGGCGGCATGAACGAGGGCGAGGGCTACAGCTACCGCGACTCTACAGGGGCACCCGTGCTGCCCTTTGTGCTCTATCATGCCGAGGCCCATGCGGGTCTATGGGACGCCTACAACGGCGCCGAAGTGGTCAGCGGGAGTTTGACGGCGGCCGTTCTTTTCAGTTTTTTCGTGCACGTTGCACGCGACGCAAGCTGGCCGCAACGCTACGCGGTCGGAGTGACGGTAGCAGGCCTGGGCGTCGAGGGCTCAGGCAAGGCCCGCCGCCGCGGGGTCTCGACCGACCCAGCCTCTATTCTAATGTTCCAACCGGCCGGGGATCTCCAGCCTCAACTTGGCCAGTTCACCGCCGGCGCCGATACCGCCGGGCTCCTCGAGTCGGTGAGTTCCTTCGAGCATCGGGTGGCTGAGGCGGCCGGAGTGAGCCCCGCCGACATCCAGCGCCGCGGCGGTACTGCTCAGAGCGGCTACGCCATAGCCATCAGCAGATCCGGGCAGCGGGAGGCACAGCGCAAGTATGAACCTCAGTTCAGGGCGGGCGATGTGGAGCTCCTGCGGATCTCGGCCATCCTGCTGAATCGGGCCACGGGCTCGAGCCTGCCAGAGACTGGCTACACTATCCGCTACCAGTCGATCCCGATGTCGGACGCCGAGCGGGACTCTGCTCGCAAGGACCTACTCGAGAAGATCGAAGCCGGGCTGATGAGCAAGGTCGATGCCTACCTCGAGCTCCACCCAGGCATCACCCGCAAGCGCGCGCTCGAGGAGCTGCAGCGGATCAAGCTCGAGGAGTCGGCAACGATACCCGTAGCGGCCGCCCTCGGTGGCGGTGGTGCTGGCCCAGCTGCAGGCGGTGCCATCATTGGCGACGCCCCGACCATCGATGAAGAGGGCAACATTGACCCGGGCTCGGGCGAGACGGTGGTGCTTAACGGCGCCCAGGTCACAGCGGCCCAGGGCATTGTTACCGCGGTCGCTCTTGGCGATCTGCCCCGGGACTCTGGGATCTCGATGCTGGTCGAGTTCTTCGGTATCCCGTTTGAGGCTGCCAACCGTATCATGGGCACAGTGGGCTTGGGCTTTGTTGCCGCTTCTACCATGCCCGCCCCCGCTTCTAAGTGACCACCAAGGAGGACACAAACCATGCCCGTTGACTGCCCACACTGCGCCAAGCCCGTCGAGGGCTGGATACCCGAGGACCGACTTAAGAAGGCCACCGCCGATAAGCGGGAAGCCCTGGCCTCGGCTGCTGCTGCAGCCACCCAGCTCGAGGAGCTCACCGGCCAGGCGGCCGGCGCTGCTGACCTGCAGGCCGCGCTTGAGACGGCGCAAGCAGAGCTCGCCCAGGTGACCGCCTCGCACACATCGCAGATCTCTGTGATGGGGCACGGCATCACAGACCCGGATGATGTGGCCGATCTGCTGGCTATCTTCGGCAGGCGGGCTCCCGAGGGCGTGACAGTCGGTGACTGGCTGGCCGATACCGCGAACCTCCCGCGGGCAGTGTCCGCCCTGATGAGCACCCCGGCGGCACCTGCTACAGCTGCAGCCCCAGCTCCAGCCGCCGAGGCAGCCCCGGCACCCGTGGCACCTGTGGCGAACGGTACCCCGCTCCCGGCGGCCAATACCGGCGCGGTCCCTACCCCGCCTGCTCAGGCCCTGCCGAGCGCGGCAGACCTCGCGAATATGACGACCGAGCAGTATCGGGCGAATCGAGACCGCATCCTCGCGGGCTTGACGAAGACCCCCCCACCTGCTTAGTATTAGAGCAACCCGCCGCAGGTCGCCCCTGTAAAAGCGTGAACGGCACCACAACCCGACACCTTACAGGGGGCCTACGTGCCTATTCTTCATGCCAATCTGGAAACAGATCTACGTCTCGCCAATGTCCTGAGCCAGGAGATCGCGCTGCTGCTTGCAGACCGCACCTCCATTCGGACGACAGGTGCGATCACCTATTTTGGCTCAGTGAACGGGGCGGGTTCTGATACCGTCAATGTGCGCCTTGCTGGGCTCGATGGCTTTGAGGCGATGAGCGCCACCGCCGCCGAAGATACCGACGTGGCCGAGACCGCGCTGACCGATGCCAGCGCATCGATCGCAGTGGCCCGCTACAGCCTCCGCCGTGACCTGGGCGATCTCGCCGAGCTCTCCGGTTTCGGTGGCAGCGACATCACGGTGCAGCGCCTCGCAGCGTCTGCAGTCGGTGAGGCTGACAAGGCATTCATGGGCATTGTCGCAACCGCGGTCGCTGGCTTCGGTACTGATGTCGGATCCTCTGGCGTCGATATGAGCGTTGACGATTTCTTCTCGGGTATCAGTACCCTCGAGCTCGCCAGCAACTCGGGCCCCTACTATGCACTGTTGCACCCCCAGCAGCTGAGCGACCTGCAGACCAGCGTTAGAGCTGAGGCAGGCGCTTTGCAATTCCTTGTGGCGGGTGCTGATGACCCGATCCTCAAGGTCAAGGGCCCCGGCTACGCTGGCTCCTTCCTGGGCGTGGACATCTACACCTCGAGCGAGATCACGAGCGCGGGCGGTAATAAGCACGGCGCGATGTGGGCACAAGGCGCGCTCGGCTGGGCCGATGCAATCCCGATGATCGGCTACGGGCAGACTGTCCGGCCGGCTGGCTCCTCGGTGGTTGTGGAAGTCCAAAGGGACGCGAGCAAAGCACTAACCGAAGTGATTTCGCATAGTTACATGGGTTGCAGCATCGTTCAAGACGGTATGGGCGTCGGTATCGTCACCGACAACTAAGATTCCGGGAGCGCCTCAAGGTGGCGGTTTCTTCCGTCTTCCTTGGGGTGCTACCACCCTGGGGCGCTCCTCTTCTCCCCTCTCACCATTAGCCCCAAGGAAGGCAACCAATGGCACACGACTTTAGCAACGCAGGTACAGTAGTCTCAGGCCCGGAGGCCAGCACCCGACCAGGGGCGGCCAAGCTGCCAGAGCTGCCCCGTCACGACTTCCACCTGATGCACAACCCCGAGAGCTGGGAGGTCTGTCAGCGTGAGGATGGGGAGTGGGAGTGGCTGCCCCGTCTCAAGTGTCTCTACCTGGTCCCCGGCATTAACGGTGTCCGACAGGTCAAGGGAGGCATCGACGATAGCCCCGCGCGCCTGGCATTCAAGGATCGAGGCTGGACCATCATCGACCGGGACCTCGGCTATGTCACGAAGTACCCCTGCGCTCGCGGCAAGTCCTCCTATCTGACCTGGGACCGCCCCCACGTCATGGGCCGAAAGATCATTGTCCGGCATGACGCCGTTGGCTATGCGACCTGGAGGCGTGGCCTGGTCGAGGATGGCACCATCCCGACGCCAGAGCCCGAGGCCCTGGAGGCTATCCTACACCAGCTCGATCGACGCATCGAGCGGGCAGGCAAGTCCGTGCACATCCCAGGGGTCAAGGCCCGGGTCGATGCCGATACCGTCAAGCTGGACGGGGCCAAGAAGGCAGCCAAGAAGGCCACCACCAAGAAGCGCAAGAAGGCGACCAGTGGCAAGTGAAGCCGAGACCCGGGCAGCCATTGACCGCACCGCGCGGCGAATGGTGGACCATGCTCAGAAGACGGGCCGCACCATTTCACCGACTGAAGCCCGGGATAGAGCCCGAGCTGCAGTGATCAAGACCGAGACCACAAAGGCCAGACGCTAGCGCGTCTATTGGAGATTCAATGGCTTCTTTCGCATATCGTTATCGCAAGGCGATCGCCGCAGTCGGGCTGGGCGTGCGCTCAACCGCGACCGACGCAGACGCAAGCGTCCCCACTGTGACCAGTGGCGCCGGAGCTCCAGCCGCGACCGAGGCCAATGGCTCGATCTATATGCGGACCAATGGCGCCAATGGCGACGACTCGCTGTATATGCGGATCGCGGGTGCCTGGGTCGCTATGAAGTGCCAGACGGCATAGCCCGATGAGCGCCGCCGATGCATGGTCCGCACCCTTTACGGCGCGGATCCCGTTCCCCGATTATCTCGAGCGAGCCCGCACCCAGCTGGTCAAGCTCGAGGTCTACCGGGACGGTGCGCTCGCAGCTCCCAGCTCGGGCACCTTTACGCTATTCGATGACAATGGCGATGAGGTGGTATCGGCTGCAGCTGTGACGATCGCCACCTCAGTGGCCCAGTACAGTATCGGCGCGGCTACCCTGCCGACCACCACGCCAGTGGGCGAGGGCTGGCAGGAGGAGTGGGCGCTTGTGATGCCGGATGGAGTGCGGCATATTTTCAGGCGGTCAGCCTCGCTCGTATTGAGAACCCTCTATCCAGTGATCACGGACTTGGACCTGACCGCGCTCTATACCGACCTGGGCGACCTCCGCCCGGCCGCCCTCGCCTCCTTCCAGGGCTACATCGATGAAGCCTGGCGGCAGGTGCTCGGCCGGCTCATTGCTCGGGGCTCCTTCCCTTATCTGATCCTGGACCCGTTCAGCCTCCGAGAGATCCACCTTGAGACAACGCTTGCGATCATCTTTCGGGACTTCTCATCGAGCCTCGGGCAGGGTCAATACCTGGAGCTCGCCGAGTCCCATAAGAAAGAAGCCGCGTTTGCCTGGCAGACCCTGACCTTCCAGTATGACGAAGACCACGACGGCAAGCCCGATGGCACCGAGAGCAGGAAGGCAGCAGAGCCGGTGATCTATCTGAGCAATGCACCCCGCACCCGGTGGGGGTGGTAGGTGGCGATCGCGGTCAAGACCATACGCCAGCGGGTCTCGGCTGCAGTCGATGCGGTGGCGGGCTTCTCGGAGTCGAAGCAGCCCTCGGGGGTATTCGGCCGAGACCCTGCCTCTGTGCTGCACAAGCGCTACGCGGTCGGCTGCCCCAGGACCACCACGATCAGGGACCGCCAGAGCCTGGCTGATGGGGCCCTGGTTCGCACCGTGGTCTCGGTGACCTATGCCCACCGGGTCAAGCCGAAGGACCAGCAGACCAGCTACGACAATGCCCTCGATGCCGAGGCCGCTATCATCGTCGCCGTGATGGCAGACACGGGCAGCCTGCAGGAGCTGCAGCTATCGCTGTCTGGCATCCCGACCCGGCAGGTAGACCAGGCCGGCGAGTGGATCGTCGGTGATATCGAGTTTTCCTCGCTGCACTATCTGGCGATGGCATAGGAGATACCATGCACAAAACATACACCACCCGCCTCGATACCATCGCCCCCGGCTGGGCAGACTCTGACCGGCCAGCGCAGTACGTTAAGACCATCGACCCAAAGCACCGCCAGGAGGCCGCTCAGCTCGTGGCCTGGCTGGCTTCCAACCCCAAGAAAACCCCACCAAAAAAGAAGGCCAAATCGGCCGAAAAGGCAGGTTAAACCATGGCTATCAGCTCTATCGCCAAGAACATGCGGGACGGCTCGCTAACCCTATCTGATGGGACCACTCCCACAGCGCTCGATCTTACTGTCCAATACGAGGCGGGCGACTTCTCGATCTCCGGGCTCAGCCAGGGACTCAAAGACGTGGCCACCTATCTAGACAGGGGCGATCTATTCTCTGTGCGTCATACCACGGCTACATTTCCGAGCCTCGGGTTCAGCGCTACACTTACAGACGTAAGTGACACCGGTGGAGGGGCGAGTGAGACCCTGCCCGATATTATTATGCGGACCACCGGATCGCCCTTTGCGGGCGCGGTTAGCACCCTGGGAGTTAACGCGGACGTCTATACGCTCTCCCTCAAGTGGACGATCACAGAGCCCGGTGGCGGTACTCACACGGTGACCTGCGATGATTGCCACTGCACGATCGATATGAGCGAGGGAGATCCCAATTCGTTTAGTGTGAGCGCTACGTGTTTCGGATCGATCACGCTCACTTAGTCCACAAGGAGGACAGATGACCAATGGCACACACAGTGTGAAGCTCAAGGGGGACGATCTAACGGTCACCCTCCCGGGCTTCTCAGAGCGCGAGGATATCGCGACTGTCTATCACGACCAGGACGGGCACCCGCGGCGCCAGCAGCGGATCCTGTATGCAGCTCTCGGGCTGTGTCTTCCGAAGCTGGGGGGTGGGCTCGATGCCTACGAGGCTGCAGATCTCGACCCGGTCAAGTATGGCGGCCGGTTCTATTCGAGCTGCATGGCAGATGGTCACAAGCGCGCCGAGCTCATCACGGCGGCGGTGTCTTGCTTCAGCCTGATCTGTGAGTCCCTATTCCCGCGGGAGGAGGAGGTAAGCACGGCGGAAACTTTTACCGGGGCTCAAGGGGCGGTGCCGAGCTAGTCGGGCTGCACCTTGGGCTAAAATATGCTGGCGATCCGTCATGGTTCGCTGAGCTCACCAGGAGAGAACAGATCGCCGTGCTCGCCTATGACCGCATCGCCAATGCCCCACCCAAGAAGCGCAAGCAGATGGGCGCGCTACCTCCTCAGGTCGAGGTGGCCGATCGGGGCGCTCGGGACTTCTGGCTCGGTGGATCCTGATGTCGAGCATACGCCTTGCCAGCGGCACGGTCTCGCTCGAGATGTCGGACGACCTGCACCG